CGCTGTCGTCGCGCTGTATGCGCCGTATGTCGTCGCGCCGCCGGTGTTCGACAAAAGCCTCACGCGGATATACCATGTGATGCCCGTCTCCAGTCCGCTGATGTTCCATGCGCTTGCGTGCATCCGTGTCACGGTAAACGTGCTCGGCTCGTCTGTGCTCTCCCATGCGTCAGCATGGTCCGCCCATGATATTTCAGCCGCGTCAGCGTCAGCCCATGACCACGCCCACGTCACGCGGATCGTGCCTTGAATTGACGTTGCCGAAGCCGTGACCGATGATGGCGCAGCCGGTACAGTCCCGCCACTCTTGATCTCGCTCGACCGCATGACCGCGTTGACCGAATACGAAGACACGCCGTCTCCGCGTGTGGTCGCTGCGTATGATCCGACCGCCGCGTATACCCCGAACTGGATGTTCGAGGTAGATGCCCATTCAGGGCAATTCACGACGACCGACGTGCTATTGTGCGGAATGATGCCTATGTCAAAACCGTCCGGCTCGCTCGCCGAGTAGTACCTGACGACGAGGAAGGAGTCCGCAACGCCTGAATTGTTCGTCGCCGTGACTGTTGCCGTGTAATATGTGTCGTCAGTTGTGACCGACAACTGTGTCGGAGCCGTTAGTGCTCCCACGTCCACAAGAACCGGGTTCCCGTACGTCGTGCGTCCGTCGTACACCGTGTTGACACGCACGAACAGGCACTTATCCGCACCGAGGAGCGAGTCGATCGCAAATGCCGCACCGCCGGTCGTGTCCTTGACCTTGACAGTCGCGCCGTCGCTCCAGCTCGCGTCTGACGGGCATACAAACCCCGTATTAGGCGTTGCTTTGGTGTACTGTACTTTTACCTCGGCGATCGGTCTTGAAGCCGATTTCGGGCAATCAAACCACACCTGACATGTGTACCCGTTCGCGCTTGAGTTTTGCGTCACGTCGTAGTCTGTGACCGTCGCCTGCAACGGCAGGGCGTAGACGTGTTTTGAATACGTCCACGCAGACGCACCGCCCGGACCCCTCGACCGAACCTTGAACCATCGCGTGTATGAGTGCCCGTCGTTCAGCTGGCTCGAATCGTCCGTGACCGTAATGGACCCTGTCGCTCCGCCGGTGTTGTATACCATCGTCGCCTCGGATGTCGTCCAGTCGAGTTTTGACCCGTCCGTGATTTCCGAGTCTTTGACAAGGATCGAACGGTACTGAACGTCCGTAAACCACTTGTTATCCGTGTTCGATGTCGCAACCGTCCACGCGAACGTCATCTGCGGCCATGTACCGACCGTCGCCGTCACTTTCGGCTTCGGAGGCGCGGCCAGTTTGAAAACCGATGTCGTCCAGTCGGACTCCGTCGGGTTGATCGTGCGCCCGCTCTCCGTGTACGAGCCGCGGTTGCCCTTCACCCGGAATGACAGCTGTGTCAGTTTGCTCTTGCCTGCCGTCGGATAGAAGCTCGATGTCGCAAGCGTCAGGGCGTTCGACGTTGCCGTCGTGCCGATGGAACGGCTCGCCCATGATCCGGCATTATACCGATATTGTAACACCTGACCGTCCGAGTAGTTCTTGTCCGCGATTTTCCATTTCGCAGTAAAAACGCCGCCCGACCTCGATATGGTGAGGCCGGACGGTGCAATAGTTTTCGCCATTATGCCATCCTCGTTCTCATCTGAATCTGACGCACCAGCCGATCCGCGAACTCTTCGGGATTCTGTGCGCCGTCAACGGTGATATAGAATGTGTTAGTGCTCCCGCCATGTCCGGCCATCTCCGATGCGATAGCCTTTGCGAACGGCATCATCTTTGACCCGGACAGAGGCACGACCGCTTCAGGACCGGCCTCGCCGACACCGATGACCTTCGGCGCGTCAAAGACACCGCCCTTCGCGTACCACGACACGCTGATCTCCGGCTTCGAGCCTTCGCCACCGATGCCCCACGGGAACTTGCCGCCGCTGATATTAAAGTGCGGAAGTTTGAAGTGCGGCAGCTGGAAGTTCAGCCCGCTGAACAGGGACTTCAGCGCGTTGATCGCATTAGTCACAAGTGACTTCGCCGTATTGATAGGATTTACGATCGCACTCTTGATCCCGTTCCAAATCGAAGTTACTGTGCTCTTTATGTTGTTAAAGGCATTCGTAATAAACGACTTGACCGCGTTGATCGGAGTCATGACCGCCGACTTGATGTTCTGCGCCGCCGTCACGATAGCCGTCTTGATGCCGTTCCACACGTTCGACGTGACCGTTTTGATACTATTCCATGTGTTCGCGATCCATGACTTGATCGACCCGATGACGTTCGTCACGACCTCTTTTATTTTCTCAACAACAGGAGCGAGCAGCGTCCCGATGCCTTCCGCGATGCCGTCACATAGCGACTGCAACAGTTCCGCACCGGCCACGAACAAAGCCGCGCCGACCTTCAGAAGCCCGGAGATGATCGTCGGGATGTTCTCGACAAAGCCCTTCGCGAGGTTCTTCACGATCTCCTTGCCGCTCTGCAACAGACTCCCGCTGTTCTGCGAGATGTATGAGCCGAGGCCCTTCAGCGTGTTGCCGATCATCGGGAACAGGTTCTGCGTCAGATACGTGCCGACGCTCGAGATCAGCTGGTCCATCGACGGGCCGATGTCCTCGCCGAGGGACAGGTTCGCTAATACGTTTGACAGCGATGCCTTCACAGCGCCGAACGACCCCGTCAGCGTCGTGCTTGCCTCCTGTGCCGCCACGCCTGCAAGGCCCATTTCCTCCTGCATGACGTGAATTGCCGCCGTCACGTCGCCGAGGTTGGAGATGTCATACTCGACGCCGCTGATCGCTTCTGCGTCAGCAAGCAGCCGTTCCATCTCTTCCTTCGTGCCGCCATAACCGAGTTTCAGGTTGTCGAGCATGGTATAGTTCTGCTTCGCGAATCCCGCGTAAGCGTTCTGCAAACTCTCGATCGGTGTGCCCATCTTCGCCGCGTTGTCAGCCATATCGAGGATCGCGGTGTTCGCCGCCTCGACGGACTTCGCCGTGTCTCCTCCGAACGCCTGATTCAGAGCCGCGCCGAGTCCGACCGCCTGTTCCGCGTACGTGTTCGCCGAGATGCCCGCTTCTGCTGCCGCCGCCGCATAATCCTTCGCAGACTGCGCCGCTTCGCCGTAGATCGTATCAAGACCGCCGAACGACTGCTGAAGATTTCCGCCTTCGTCGATCGCCTTCTTGACCACGGTGACCAGTCCGGCAGCAGCCGCCGCACCACCCGCCAAAAGGGCCGTCTTCAGTCCGGTGGACATGCTCAAGCCTGCCTCTTCGCCTGCCTTCTCCGCACCCGGTGATATTACCTGTGAAATTTTATTCGATATGCCAGTCGCCTTCGGGACGATCTGAACATATGCCTGTCCAAGATCACTCATTACCGAGAATCCTCTTCCGTGCCGCTTCAAACGCCTCGAACGTGCCGAAGCCTTTGAGCTTGTCGTCTTGTTTCCGCTTGCCTGTCATGATGTCGCGCAGCAGTTCCGGCGTGTTGTCGCCGTTGTGCGTGAACATGGTCAGCGTGTCCGCGATATTGACCAAGGCGAACGCCGGGTCGATCCGCGTATAACCGAGCATGCCGAGCTTGATCCGGGAATCCGAATGAAGCCCCGCGCACAAAGCCGCTAACGTCATAACAGGGACGGCATCGAGGCTGTAAAGATGATATGTTTCCGCGAGGTCGCATATCAAAGCGTCCCGATCCGTCCCAAGCATGACCGCAAGCGTTATGAGTTTTTTGTTTCAGCGTCTCCGTTGACCGCCAGTAAAATCTGCTCAAGTTCCGTCGAGATGTCCTCGACCATGACAAGGCCCTTTTTATTCCTGACGTGATCGTATAACGCTTTTTTCTGCTTCTCGCCCAAGACCCGTGTGATGAGTGCCGGGAGCATCAGGCCGTCGTCTTTTGACGCGGCGGCCAGTTCGATGAACTCCATATCCCGCACCACGTCCGGGTCGATCGAGAACGAGAAGCCGGTTTCCGTTTTACCCTTTACCATGTTTTTTCTCCTTCACCGGTTTAGGTCGTCGCCTGCTTCTTGATATACTCTTTGTGAGTGTCCATGTCGCTGGTATCAGACCAGCCGCCCGGATATGCCGTGATCGTCAGAGGATAGCCGACCGCCGTGTCGTCCTTGTAGGAAATGTCGCCGACTTCCGTGACCTGTCCGTTCGCGATGACGATACGCTTCAGCGTGTTGCCGCTTAAGATCATGTCGATGACCCAAGCGCACGCCGGAAGTTCCTTCGAGTTGGCCTTGACCGTAAGACCGCTCTGAAGCGAGCCGGAGACATTGTCGCTGCCGTAGGCCGCCTTCAAGACATCTTCGTTCAAAGCTTCGATGAACGTAGCTGTGAACGTGTCCGGCTTTTCGGTCTGCGGACGGAGAACGACGTCGCCGCCCCACGCCTTGATCTCTTCGGTCGAAGCCGTGTTCGTGTTCGTCAGGCCATCGTCAGAGACATAACCGAGGCATTTAAACGCACTATTAAGCGTCCCAGCCGCATCCGTGGGAAGTGTCGTTCCCTTCGGGGCCATGTAGATGGCACCGCTGATCTGCGGCTTGCCGACGCTTACGTTTGCCTGTGTGTTGGCCATTGTTAAGCTCCTTTCAGTAGTACAGAACATAGACGGCTTGATAGCGGTACTTCTCCGTCTGCGTGTTGGTGAAGTTGTAATCGCTATTCAGATAGACGCCGCCTATGTCTGACAATGTTATGATGTTATCCATCGCCGTTTTGACTTTTTCGTTCAGTTCCGCGGCCTTTTCCATCGTGCCCGCGTAGGACTGGATCGCGAAGGTCGCCGAATTGACGCGGTTCATGCGTGACGAGCCGGTCTTCTCTATAACGACAAAAGTCTCCGGCGGATTTCCAGGTACTTCCATACAACATGGTTCAGTCAATACCCCGTCGAGATAGTTCAGCACGGTTGTTTCGATCATGTTTCGCTCCTTACTTCTTCATAGACAGACCAGCCGAGCCGAGTGCTTTTATAAGCGTGTTGTGGTTCGAATTGTCGATCGCCGCTTTCGCGGATGTCGGATAAATGTTCTCGACCGCGACATAGTTCAGGACATAGGTGCTGCGCCCATATTCCTCGCCTGCCGCGCTCGCCACGGCCTGCCCCGCTTGCTTTAAGTGTGACTGCATCGCCGATGACTTCATCAGCTCGTTCAGCCCCGGAAGGTTAAGTTCAAATTCTACGTTTTTAGCCATACCGCTCGACCTTCACCTTCTTGTTCCACGACAACGGGATCAGGGACTCGATGCCCTGTGTCGGTTCTCCGTACGTCTTGAACGTCTCTCCGAAGAACACGACCTCCGTGTCCGTCCAGTCGTTCTCGTCGCCTTTCGGGATCGCGAGGGTATACGCAAGATGCTTGCCGTATAGGTTCAAGTCCTCGACGATCTGTTCCGATGTCGGTTCGCCGATCAGGACGTTGTTCACGACCACGTCCGTCGTCGAATACGTGGGAGCGTTGAATGAATCTTTTCCCGTGAGCGTTTTCTTTTTGAGCGTTACTGATACGCCTTTCATATGACCGTACCCCCGACAAGTTCCTGTGTAGGTGAGTAAGAACCGATGGCATTACCAGCACCGAGGATTTTCAGTTCCTTCCGCGTCAGATACAGTTCGCCCACGGCTCCGCCTGATCCCATCGTCCACGACTGCGAATACCCAAGAGCCGACATCGACCCCTGTGTCGCGCCGCTCGGGATGCTGGTGTCCCCGTCTCCGATCGCTCTTGCGACCATCTGAGCCGATACGACCTTTTTTGCGTCCGCGCTCGCGTCCGCGTTATATGCATCTATCAGGATCGCCGCACGATCGAGGAGCGTCGAACAGACCGACTGTTCGTTCGCGTCCATCGTCCGAAGCATGCCTGCCTGAACGTCCGCTACTGTTGCATATGCTGCCATCGTTTCTAACCTCACTTCTTTGTGCTTGTCGTCGTTTTTTTCTTCGGTGGCGTTGTCTTCTTTGCGGGAGGTGCAGG